GCTGCGGGCCGAAGGCAATCTCAGCCTTGCCGATGCCGTCGAAACTGTAAGGGTCAGGCATGGAGGAGTAGGCCAAGAATGGCATCTGGCGGTTCCCCATCGGACCCTCACGGTTCTTCAACACCACCCGCCCGTTCCCAATGGCGATGCACCGATGCCGGATGCCGTCCGTCGAGAACTCCGAAGGCACCGTGCCGTGCATCTCCCAGATTTCGACCGGGCGGGCAAACCGCTCGCTCTCCCTGGCTCGGTAGTCAATCTCGTTCCGATAGGCCACCCTGCGCCCCTGGTACTCGCCTGAGGCCCCTCCTGAGAAGGGAGCGTCCTTCAGCCGCCTGACTGCTCCGGCGTCGAAATAGGGGTTCGGGCTGGCGGCGTCTTCCAGCAGGTCGTCTAGGTCGGCCCAGTATCGGTGGATGACCCACGCCATGTCGGAGATACGGGCCTTGCCGGGCTGCTGCCAGAAGTCTAGCCGGTCCACGACGTTCCAGACCGGGCCGTTGAACATCTCGGCCTGATACTCGTGGACGACTGGGATGGACATACCGGGGGCCACCTGTTCGAGCCTTCGCACACGCGTCTTCCCCGTGAGGTTTCGCCAGCCGTAGCGGGCGATGGCGGTGCCTCCGATGGCCCCCTGCAAGAAGAAGTCAGTCGCCTTGGTGACGCTCTCAGCGTCTTTCATCTGCGCGGAGATGAGGACTTCGTTGCGCTTGGCCCGCGGGATGTCGTCGGGGGAGTAGCCCTCGAAGTTCACGATGGGCCATTGGCCGAAACAGGTCTGCACCTTGCGGGCGACGTCCGACTGAATCATCGCAAAGGTGAATGGGATGGAGATGTTGTTGCGGAACTGGGCCGTGCGACCCTGCCAGATACCCCGGTAGGTGTCGTAGTAGTTCTGCAACTTGCCGAACACCGACTGATTGTAGCGCAGCGATTCCTGCCTGCGGGTGTCAACCAGTTCGATGATGCGCTCGTCCGACGCAACGGGGCGCGGGGACGCTCCGGGCATGGCCGGGTTTGGTGTAGCCATTTTTGCGTCCCCCAATAGGTTCGCCGACTATGCTAGGCCAACTTGACCCGTGCGTCAACACGGGTTCCACCCGCCATGTCAATCGCCGTCATCAGCCGGTTGCGCTCCTGGTTCAGCGCCGACAGGCTCCTGACCGTATCGGCGTCTAGTCCGGTTCCATCGCGGGCGGCGATATTGAGCCGTTCCTGCACCATGAACAACTTGATGTTGACGATGGATAGCCGGTCTACGAGGTCTCCGAGGCTGTCAGCCATGCTTGGCCTCGTTCAGCCTGCGGGCGCAGTCCAAGATGTCCAGCAGTTCTCCGGTCTTGGTATCACGCACGGACAAGTCTCCGGTCTTGGGGTTCACCTCGGTCACGAAGCGGGGCTGGTCAGCCATTTGTCTCTCCACTCCGGCCACGACGCCCGCAGGCCGATTTCGGTGTCGTTCAACTGGTTGTCGCCGAGGTTGTCCCAGATGCGGCGGGGGAACTCTCCGATGGGGTCGTGAACACGGATGCACGGCACCTTCAAGGCTCCGGCAAGCGCGACCGAGGACGACCCGCAGCCGATGACGGCCCGTGAGTTGACCATCAGCTCGGCCAGCTTCAGGAAGTCTCCGCCGTCGTCAAACGCCTTCCACTCAGGGTAGGCGATGGCCCCCACTTCACGGTCCTGCGGGCTGCCGATGAAGACGATTTCATCGAAGATGTTTACGATTTCGTTACGATTAGCGGCGAGGAACTTCCAGAAGTTCGGTGTGGTCCGCGAGTGGGGACAGACCCCCTGCCCGTGCAGGACCAGCCGGTTGACCTTCTCGCCAGCGGAGGGAACCTCGAACGGGTTGGTATTCGCCAAGGTTGCAACTTCGACTTCAACTGGCACGTTCGAGCGAGCCAGCGACTCCAGCGTCAACTGCCGCTCAGGGAACGAGCGGTAGCCAAGATGGTAGACGTTCCGGCCAGCGAAGTCGGCGTTATCGAGGTCGAAGTGCCACGGCTGGCCCCCGCACCTGTAGTTATCAATGCCCGACTTGAACTCTACCTTCTCGACGCAGGGCTGCGCGGCAAACAGCGGCTCGACCATCTTGCATGACTTCTCATCCAGCCAGACGGTGAACTTCTGGTCGTGCTCCTTGGACCACCAGTAGGCCACCGGGAACTGCATGATGGCGTCCCCGGCCTTGCCGGGGAACGTGAAGATAGTCTCGCTCATAGTCTCCTCCAGACGCGGTCGAAGTGGCATCGGGGCATCTCTTCGTAGCCTTTGGGCAGGGCGTACTTGGTCAGCGCGCTCTGTCCGTCGCAGTCTTCCACGACGATGAACTGCGGCTTCCACCGCTCAATGGTGAACCCCTTCAGAACCTCATCCTCGTAGCCTTCGGTGTCGATAGTCAGCACATCCAGCCGCGGGAACCCGGCCTCTTCCAGCAGGCGGTCGAGCGTGCGGACCTTGACGTTGAACCGGATGTACTGAGAAACGTCATCACGGTATCTCATCTCCAGACCGGAGTACGAGGCGTAGGGATGGCTTCCGAAGCACATGAACTCGCGGTCTTCTTCGTCCACCGCGCCGCAGGCCACCTGTCTCCAGAGCTTCCGGCACGACCTTCCGTCGTTCTCCAGCAACGGAATCGGTTCAACACACAGCACCAGCCAACCACGCTTTTCAAGGGCGAGCGTGTTGTTGAACAGGCTTCCGTTGTTCGCCCCGACATCGCAGGCGTAGCCGAAGCTTGGCACCAGCGGAGCCAGCATCTCGTCTACTCCGTTGTCCGAGTAGGAACTCATTTAGGCTCCCTGAGATAGACGTAGTTGTGGACCGAAGTATCCGCGCACCGATACCCATGCTCAACCATGTACTCGTGGGCGGGGCCGGTCTTATCCCAGCACTCAATCACGACGACTGTTGGTTTCCAGCGGGCGAGATTACAACCCTCCATCACGTCAACTTCAGTGCCCTCGGTATCTACGCATAGGACGTCAAGCCTCGGGAACTCCCACTTGGCGAGCAGTTGGTCAACGGTGCGTACAGGGACCATGATGGTTGACCACTTGGCGTCCGGCCTTGGCTTGTTGGTCGGGTGCCTCCTGGTGTTCAGCGCGGAGTAGGCCTCAGGATTCTCCAGGTGGACGTGAAACGCGGCGCTCTCCTGCGGCTTGCTACCGCAAGCACAGACTTCAACGAACGCTCGATTTGCTTTCAGAAATGGCGTGAAGTAGGGGTTCGGTTCCACGCTAAGAACCGTCCACTGGAAATTCCTCTCAAGCAGGAACGTGGTGTTGATCGAGACCCCATCCGAGGCTCCGACGTCTACCGCATATCCCATGTAGTGGTTCGGAAACCCCTTGAGAATCAGCATCGACAAATCGCCGTTCGGCCCCCAGAACTTGTGAGTCATCGGGAATGGTCCCTCAGGTAGTGTATGTTTGGGCCATCCCTAAACTCCTCGTGGTATCCGGGAATGTCTCTGGATGGCCCGCCGTTCAGGAAGATTTCCTCCACTATCAATATCCCCGGCTTCCACTTTTCCAGATTCAGCCCGGAGAGAATGGCCTCTTCCAGACCATCGACATCCAAGACCAGCACGTCTAGCCTTGGGAACCCCACGCACACCAGACACTGATCCAAAGTCAGCACCGTGGTCTCATAGGTTTGCTGGATTCCGCCAGCGGGCTTTCCCCAGCGGGGGTTGTCAAATCTGAGGGCGGCGTAGGTATCGCCCGCGATGCCGGAAGCCTCGTACAGCTTGGCCCTTATCCTGGGTTTCTTGTCACACGCACACCGCATGACGAGTTTTCTGTTCTTGGTCAGCGCCGCGTGATGCCGTGGATTCGGTTCTATACAAAGCACCTTCCAGACCTTGTCTTCCAGAGCAAGCGTATTGCTCAGGTAGATTCCATCCACCGCTCCAAGCTCAACCGCATACCCCTTGTAGTCGGCGGGGTACTTGCTCAGTATCCAGTCGGGCGTGTTCATTTCGCCATCGCTTTCTTGAGCCGGGCAATGGCCTGCCTTCTCTGTTGAGCCAGGAATAGTATGGACTCGTATGTATCATCTGCCATGTACTGCTTGACGTTGTCGCTAGGCAGTGAACGATGGCAGATCGAAAACACCTGCCGGGGGACGCGTTCTATCGAGGTTGAGTCCGCCAGTATCTCCAGAATCGTGTCCCAGCCGTAGGCCAGACACTTTGGATAAGTAAAGTACCCCATCGCAGCGCCCCACTCTTTGGTGATGAAGGAAAACTGAACGTAGTCAATCTCGTCGATGACCGTTCCTTCAAAATCCTTGACATTGGACCACGGCGCTATGAGACCAACCCTGCCCGGCATCCTCTCTCGAATCTCAAGCACAACGTCGTCCCAGCCGTTAGTCAGGAACTCGCAGTCGTCGGTCAGGGCGCCATACACCTCGGCCGGGGTGGAACTCCAAACGTCGTTGTAAGTGGCGGCCGGACCCGCTCGGGGCGGAGACTTGACCACACAGCTTACCCTCTCACCAAAGCCGCTCAGGTCATACATGCTGGTCTGATCTTCGTCGATTACGACTACGAGCTTTGCGTGGGTTGACGTTATGAGAAACGACTCAATCATGCGGTAGAGTGGCTGTGGCCTGTCTCTCGATGGGCAGATGACTAGCACGCGCCCGTGAATCATCCCACCACCTCCAGGGACTTCTTCATCGCTTTTTGTATGTAGTGCGTCTTTTCTATGACGGTTGTAGAGATGCACTTATACAACGCCTTACAATCTTCGGCATAAACCGCCTCCCAGTGTCCCGCGACGTAGTTGTGAAACATTCTGAAGCTGTCTTCCGGGCAGTGACATATTCCGGTGTATCCGCCAATGATCCCAGTGACCAAGGGCCAAGCATAGTGTTTGAACTCCGGGCACGCATACCAGCCAACCAGTTCAATCCATTCTGTCGAAACGAATGGCTGGTCAACGTAAGGGCCGCAGTTGTGGCACGGCGATACCACCCCCAAGCGCCCGGGGAAATAGTTCAGGGTCTCCTGAAGATACTTGTCCCACCCCGGAGTTGTCATCACGGAGTTGTCGGTCATTACTCCGTAGGCGGAATACTCCGGGCGCATCTCCACCAGGGCATTCAAAGAGGCCACGGTGTCCACTCTTGGGCCGTGATGAAAGTGCGTCCTTCCATCGGCCTTCCGCCGCTCGTCCGCTTTGATTTCGGCGTAGAGTTCCTGCTGGTCATCGTCGGTATAGACCAGCACATCGGCCAGCGTGGAGGTGTCCCTGACCGACTGGATGGCTTCTTCCAGTTGGCCGGGACGATTCCGGCTGGGAATCAGGACCGCAATCCTGCTTGCCATGTCTTTAGCGGTAGTCATGGCTTGTTCTCCAGGCATCCACCCAGACTTCCAAGGCACCAGTTCGCCAGACTCTCGTTGTCGTAGGTGGCGACGACGTACAGGTCTCCGTGGTCGGGCTGCTTCACGACCTCCCAGGTATCGAAGTCGTACAGGGAGGTGTGGTTGGCTGGGACGTGCCGCACTTCGTAGGTCATAGGACCATCTCGATATGCGGAAGCGGGAACAGCAGGAATGTTCCCGCAGCTCGAATGGCGTCCTCGCGCTCGATGAACTCCTTGCGGAATGCCCACGGTAGAACGAATAGCGTGCCCGGAGCTGCCTCTCTCATGTTCTCCTCGGGGATGATGGGAGACCAGACCCCAGACTGCACGGTTCCGTACTTCAGCGGATTGCGTTCGGCCACTGCAACCAGAAGATTGGGGACGTCGAGGTACTGAAGCAGCGTGCCCCCCTTGGTGGAGGCTCCGTAGCCGTAGATGGGCTTCGGGAAGGACTTGACGAGGTCTCTCATGCGCTGCTTCCACCTGACTGCCCTGAGAGAGAAGCGAAGCACCTGCTGAGGGGTCGGGGTCAGGCGCGGGTCGGTGTCGTGTTTCGGGGCCGCGTGATGCTCCAGCCTCGCTGCCGCCACGCGCATGGAGCCGCCGTTCACGTCGTTGTGCGTGACGCGCAGAATCTTCAGGCCGTGGCGTTTGTACAGTGCCTCCAGATTCGGCAGGTCGTAGTACAGGTTGTGTTCGTGGCAGATGCCATCCCAGGCGTTTGCCTCGACCATGCTCGGCGCGTCGTTCAGCTGGTTCAGCCAGACCCCATCGGGTGCAAGCGTCTGCGCGATATCCTCGACGAACTCGTCTGGCTGGTCCACGTCGTAGAACATCGCCGCCGAAGTGATGACCTTCGCGTTTCTCGTCTCGGGAGACGCCTTGAAGTAGTCGGCCATGACGGAGTCGGCGATCTTGTGCAACTCCGAAGTGAAGTCGTAGGCGGGTTCGCAGGCGTACTTCTCGAAACTGCGCGGGACGAACTTGAGCAGCGTCCCGTCATTCGCGCCGATGTCGAGCCACTTGCCTGACGTGTGCCACGCCTGAGCGTCCCTAACTAGATTCAGCAGGGCGGTCTGCATCGAGGCGTTGATGGCCGAGCGATACCAGTATTTGCGGTAGACGAGGTCTGGCTCGATGGAGTCTGCAAGCTGGAGCAGGCCGCAGGTCGTACAGCGAGCAAGTCTCAGCGGAGCGATGGGCAGCTTGGGCTTCAGTTCTTCTACCTGTTCTCGTGGAATCCAGCGTGGGAGGTAGTGCTGGCCGAGGTCGAGGACGATTTCCAAGTCCTTTCCGCACGCTCGGCAGGCGGTCTTCTCGGTGTAGGTCGGCACGGGGTTCCTCCTAGCGTAGTGGTGGGCGGGGTACGGTCTGCAACCATTCGTGGTCGGAGTCGTCTGAGCGATTCAATCCTTCGACAGCGATG